GATCAAGCTAAAATGATCTTTAGAAATAACTTCCCAGGTGAATATAGAAGATTAGATGCTTATGGTGCTTTAGATTTTGGTACAAGTTCAAATAGATACGATGTTACATTAGAAGGTACTCTCGAAAATCTTGATATGGAAGATGATGATATGGACATGATGCAAGAAGATATGGATCTTGGTCATCAAGATAATGAACCAGGAATGTTAAAAGGCGATTTATATAAAATCGGAAAATATTCTATGGAATTATATCAAATGATGGATGATCTAGAAAATGTGGGTGGTGAAGTAGATTTTCCACATTGGTGGCAATCAAAAATTGTCACTGCTAAAAATATGATTTCAGGGGCTAAACATTATCTAGATTTTGAGTTAAAAGAACCAGCAATCGATGCTATGGTAAATATTGCGGCTGAAGAAGAAGCAATTGACGAGATAGGAATGTTTAGTGATCCTATGGGATATGAAAAATCTGAACCAAACCCAAAAGATAAAATATTTACCAAAAAATTTATAAACCCAGGAGTATATGATATATTTAAAAACGGGGTAAAAGTTAAAACTATTGATGGGGGAGAAGGTGCAGCTAATGCTTGGATTAACCAAGCTAGAAGAGAAATGAGTGAGGGTATGTCTGAAGAAGAATGGGCTAAAGCTAAAGAAGAAGATAGATTAGAAAAACTTCCTATGGACCAACAAGCTAAAATTAAAAAAGCAATAGCTATGTTGAAAGCCGAAAAAAAACCTAAAAAATAATGACTAAATCCGAATTAATAGCAAAAATAAAAAAAATTGCCCCACAGGCACTATCTTCATTTAATAAAGCCGAAGTAAGTGCTGTTGAATATGAAGAATTAACTGCCTTCCCAGCATTAAAAGATGTTATAGTTGATTTATTAACATCTGATTATGGCAAATTTATTGATAGTATTGATTGGGTTGCTCCAAAACCAACTACATTTCGTGTAGTATTTCTTAATGATGAATTTATATATTTAATTTACCATACAAGAAGTTGGATAGCGGAAGTATCAGGTAAAAAATACTATCTATTAAACCTTCCAGAAATGGAAAGTGCTACAAAAGCAATTGCAAGATTATTAAGAAATGGTAGCAAAGTAGATGATACTGAAGCCGCCGATGTTGAGGGTTCAGAAGATATTTCAACTGATGACATAGATGTAGAAGTTTCAGATACTGAAGAAGTAGTATAAAATAAAATAAAATAAAATAAAATAAACTAAAATAAAATAAAATGAACAACTTTGATTTAAAAAAATATTTAGCTGAAGGTAGGCTATTTAAAGAAGAAAATTCTGTCGCTGTAGAATACCTTAAAAATGCCTTCCAAATGTACCTTGAGGGAGGTGATACTTTTGAAGGTGCCCCTGGTGATATTGAAACACTAGTATTGGATGGAGAGGAATATGGAGATTCTGAAAATTATGATAATGCTGATCAATTTAGAGCAACACTTCAAGCTCTTACAACTTCACCAATTTCTTTACAAATACCAGAATATGGAAAAGTAACTTTTAAAAGAAAAGAAGATGATATCATAGGCTCATTTATTATACCAGAACAATAAAAATAAAATAAAATAAAATGGACAATTTCGATTTAAGAAAATATTTAGCTGAAAACAAGCTTTTAAAAGAAGAAAAATATAGTGGTGCTATCATAAGAAAAGGAACAAGTGATAAAGCCAAAGAAGATACTAAAATAGTAAGACAGGCTTTAAAAGATAAAGGTATTAAATTCACTAATAGAGGAGAATTTGGGATGGATTTTAAAAACGCAGATTTAGCTCAAATAAAAAAAGTAATAGCAGGTGCAAAAGTAGGTGAGTTTATTGTATCACATGATGTAGATGAAAATAAGCTATTAAAAGAAAACGAAGAACAAGGATATACTCTTTATACTACTAACGTTGAATATGATAACGGAAAAACTGGTTATATGTACCAGTTAGTAAATTCGGAGGATAGAGAAGAAAATGAAATTGGTTTCGATCAATTATATTTCGATGATGAAGATAATCGTTTAGAAATGGGTGTTGATTTTAAAGATTTTGATCAAGGTAGTTTTCAAGAAGAAGAAGTATCGGCTGAAGAAGCTATGAAAATGTATAAGAGTTTAGCTGAAGGTAAGCTATTAAAAGAAAATAAATATGACATAGATGACCCTAATTCTCCTTTGGGTCAATTAAATGACAATGACCAAGATGTAGCTATATTAAACAATATGACTAAAAAGTATGGTTTAGATGTTGTTTTAATGTGGATGTCTAGTGGAGAATATGGGGATAGAGAATATTTTGAGGAAGGTAAGCTATTAAAAGAAGACAACTTAAAAGACTATTGGTCAGAATGGGCAGCTGGGGAAGTTGAAGTAGGAAATGATGGTGTGATTGATGCTGGTGGTGTTGATGCTGATTTTAAAGATGTGCCTGATGACACTATGGATACCTTTAAGAGATATGTTAAAGCAGTAAAAACTTTAAATGCTAGTTCAAAAGAATTAAGAGATGACATTGCTGTGGCAATATCAGGTATATTTTATGGTGGTGGGGGATTTGAAGATTATGAGTTTGATGTTCTAACTTCCGATCAATTTGATAAAATAGGTTTATCTGAAGGTAAGCTATTTGAAGAAAATCAATCCCCCAAATTTAAAATAGGTGATTTTGTACAACCTAAAAACCGAGATAAATATATTGGTCAAATTGAAGATGTTTACATTAATAAACCTGAAAATTTAGAAACCAAAGATGGTGAATACCTTTATTCAGTTGCAAAATTAAACTACAGGGGAAAAAATGCAATGTCATTCTCTTTTAAGGAATCAGATTTAGAATCAATATCTGATCCAACTGATTATATAAAAAGTTTAACACCATATAAAAGAAGAAACTAAAATAAAATAAAATGGATAATTTCGATTTAAGAAAATATTTAGCTGAAAATAAGCTATTTGAAGCAGCAATGGCTTGTCCTGCTGCTACTCAAAACCTTGAGTTAAATACTAAAAATCGAGATGCTTCAATTAAAGCCGATTATATTAAATATGGTCCATTAAATGTAGATGAACCAGGAGATTATTGGAAAGAATTAGCCGAACATTGGGACACAACAGAAGAAGCAGCAAAAGCATCCCTATGTGGTAATTGTGTTGCTTTTGATATTTCACCTAGAATGGATGAATGTATGCCTGGTAAAACAAGCGACGACGATGGTAGATTAGGTTACTGTTGGATGCATAATTTTAAATGCCATTCAGCTAGAACTTGTAGAACTTGGGCTAAAGGTGGGCCTATCACAGAAGATAGCATATCTTACGATTGGCAAGAAAGAAAAGAAAATGGATAATATAACAAAATATTTAAATAGGATTGCGTATAAATTTCCTAAAGGATACCCAGATAGTCCTGAGGATATGGCTATGTTATTTGAAATGGTAAATAATCTTATTAAAGAGGAAGAAGAAATAGATTTAGATGAATTAAGAAATAATTTAGATAGTATTATTAGAAACATTTCTGATCCGGAAGATTTAAAACAAATTACTAAATATGCTAAAAATTTAGGATTTGGAAAACAAATGAAAACTCATTTATCTTCTAAAAATTTAAGTACTAAAGATATTTTATTTTTTCAATCTTTACTTTCTGATCTAGGTAAAACTGGAGACTTTGCTAAAATTGCTGAAAATCCTCCAACTTTTGATTTAAATAAATCAAATTACTTTGATCAAATTCCCGGATTTGATTCTTCTGAATTAACATCATTATATAATGATATGAAAGATTCAATTCAAGGAACAGTATCTTTAGGTCCTGGTGAAGCTTTCCTTTCTGTATTTTTTAATAATGTTGAAAAAGCCAAAAGTAAAGGTGATTTAATGATAGATGGTAAAGAAATTGAATTAAAATCAAGAACAGGAAGCACCGGAGCCCTAGTAGCACCTAAATATGTAGTAAGAGGCAAAGCAGATGATTTAATTAAAGAAATGGAAAAATTAATTGATTCTTTTAATTTAGAAAATGAACAAAAAGAATCTATAAAAAATTTAATTAGACCTAAAGGAACCTCTTGGCCTTATAAAATTAATACCTTATATCAAGCAGGATTAGAAGCCGGTTTAGATAAGAATAAACTTGCTAAAGATTTGTCTAAAGAAATAAGTTCATGGTATAAGAATAAATTAGATTTAAATTTTGAATCTTATTTTAATGATAACGAATTTGAATCTAAAAACTTTATATATGCTTTAGCTAAAAAATTAGCCCAAGATTATTTCAAAGAACATGGATTTGATGGATTTATGATCTCAGATAATAAAGGTAATTTTAAATATTATGAAGGAGATTTATTTATAGATGCTATTGGTAATGATATTATAGTAGCTAACCCTTCAGATTTAGTACCCCGATTAAAAATATAAATTATGTGTGACTGCGGATGTAATACTTGTGATACAAAATCAACGTTAATGCTCAACGAAAGTTTAGCTCCACGTGCTATATTGTCTGAAGGTTTAAAATACCATATGGACGCTAATAAACCGCTAACAGAACACTTATATCGTGCTGGTTCGGATAGTTACTTTAACTTATGGGCTGAAGCTCGTTCTTTATACTCTCGTGAGATATTAGAGATTACTCATGAAGATGATTTAGCTGTTTTAACCGAAACAGATTTAGGTCATTATGGTATGTTTGAAGGTAAAAAAGTGCCCTTAGATTTTCCTATCGAATTAAACGAAGATATAGATAAATATAAAGTAATTGACACCAAAACAGGTGATATAATAGATAGTGATTTACCAAAAAATATAGCCCAAAAATTAGCTAAAAAGAAAAAAGAATGGACATCCTACCCTGATAGGGAAGAATCCGTTATAGCTAAAATAGCTCAAACACTTGATGAAGCTAAAGATAAACCCCTCAATAAACCAATGCGTGACTCTTCAGGAGGTAAAGCATATAAGGTTTACGTTAAAGACCCTAAAACCAAGAAAATAAAAACAGTACGTTTTGGTTCAGGTGGTTTAAGAGCTAAAATTAACGACAAAAAAGCACGTAATGCATTTGCAAAACGTCACAAATGTTCAACTAAAAAGGATAAAACAAAAGCAGGATATTGGAGTTGTAGATTACCTCGATACGCTAAATTGTTAGGACTTAAATCAAACTTTAGCGGATTTTGGTAAAATAATAATATTTATAAATAAATCATGGCAGTAACAGGAAAACAAATACCAAACTCAATATACTCTGATAATTTCCAATGGTGGATAACTTCTGCCCCTCCATATTATTGTTATAACGCTGGAAACATAGGTGCAGATGATTTAAGTAGTGGGGGGTATTGGATAGGTACTAGTTTTACAGCAAATGGTTCACCAGGAGTACCTGCGGCATATACAAATGGGGTAAAATTTACAGCAACAACCGATTCAACTGCCAACCCAGGTAATCTTGTCCAGGCATTCCCATCTTCTGGTATACCTTACCCAATATCAATACTAAATGATGGTGTGAAGAATAACCCATACCTACAATCTTCTTATCAAATTGGTTCACAAGGAGAACCTCTCTTTTTTGGTCCTTACCCACTAAATAAAACCGCAAATTCTACAGTTAATGTCGCCGACGGTGATATTATATTGATTACTACTGGGAGTGATGTTATTGGGGGGACTCTCCTTGGTGGATCCGCCTACGGTCCATTAGATAACAGACAATGGAATTTAATTTTCTACTCTACGGGATCTGCAAATGTTGAAAGATTGTCTGAATATGTAGGAGATACTTCTATAACTGGTAGAGGTAATAGTGGGATTTTACCTACCTACGCGACAGCAATGCGAGCTCAATGGTATACTAATACAGGGGTAGGAGGTTTTGTAGCAATTCGAAGTGTTGCATCCGCAACCGAAATAACATGGTGGCCTTTAACTTATGATGATAATAACGTAACAGATATAATTTCTAGAAACGACTCTTAAGATAACTGATGGATATTTTTAATGAAATATTATGGCCCCAATTTAAAGAACTTAATCATGTTCGTAAACTTTCTTTAAACGAGCAAGTCAATCAATATAACCAATATTTAAATGAATTACAATATCAACGCCAATGTTATACCCAACAGTTAAATTGGCTTAAGTGTAATAAAGGGGGAAAAAAGAAAGAAACTCTTCAAAATATAGGTTTTCTTCTCCAAGAAGATTTATTTAATTTACAACAAGAAGACGGAAATAACATTTTTATAACAGCTTATGCCTAATTTACCAATATCAGGATTACCAGCTTCATCTACCTTACAAGGAGATGAACTATTTGCCGATGTGCAAGGTGGTGTAACTAAATACACTACCTTAGATGATGTTACAAATTACGTAACTAGTTCTATTGAAACTTATAATCAAAGTAATACTAATAATTCTTATTTAGTACCTGTTGATATAACAGTTGAAGCAACAGTTGATCAATATTTAACAGGTTCAGCCTATGCTAATACAGCTATGATTCATTTAGATTGGACTGGAGATAATGGTACTATGAATTTATATCTTCCTGATGCTACAGCTGCTGTTAATGTAAATAGATCAATTAGATTTATTAGTGATAGTACTTTTTCAACAAGTACAAGAGCAGAACTAACCCCACTTTCAGGTCAAACATTAGATGGAGGAGCAGGCTCATACACTATTAATAAAGCATATGAAGGTATTATGGTTTGGTCTGATGGAGTTGAATGGTATAGAATTCAAACAAAAGCTGGATAATGAAACCCTATATTGATTTAGAGGTTACAGATGAATATATTATTCGTGAATTTAACGAAAATATAGACCCAATCGAACTTATGTGGCATCGAGATGATGAAGATAGGACAGTTGAAATTTTAGAAGATACAGATTGGCAAATTCAATTAGATAATTGCTTGCCTACCTCAATTAAAGATCGTATATTTATACCAAGACATAAATGGCATCGAGTTATTAAAGGAACAGGCACATTAAAATTAAAGATAAATAAATAAAAAACTTATAGACTGATTCATAGCCAGTCGCTTTAAATAAAAAACATGACATCTGTGGCGTCTTCAAATTTGGAGACGTCACAATTTGTTCGTATATTAAACTATAAAATCAAATATAAATGGCAGAAAAATTAGTAATTGTAGGTGCAGGTGTAGCAGGTGTTAATGCTGCAACTAAACTTGTGGATAGTGGTTATCCTGGAAAAGATATAACAATCATTGATATGGGTAAAGACCCATATAATAGAAAATACTCCGAAGTAATGGAAGGTTTTCTAGGAGCTGGTGGTTGGTCTGATGGTAAATTAACTTATCATACTTCAATTGGGGGACATATGTCTAAGTATTGTGGTGAAGATAAAGCAATGGAGTTGTTTGATGAGGTAATCAATAACTTTAAACGCTTCCACCCTAAACCAGAGGAAGTACAATGTTCAGATCCTCAAGCAGAACCAGATTTTATTAAACCATATTTCGGTTTAAGATTATTTCCGGTATGGCACGTTGGTACAGATTATTTACATGAAATAGGTAAAAATTGGTACGATTTCTTAGTTGATAATGGTGTTAACTTTGAATGGGAACGAAAAGTAACAGGTATTGATTTTAAAAACCAAACAATTGATCATAAAAAAGTCAATACTCGAAGTATTGCAAAATGTGTCCCTTTCAAATACGATCGCCTTATATTTGCTGTAGGTAAATCGGGTATTGATTTTGGTAAACAATTAGCAGACGATTATACCTTACCAACTGAACCAAAACCAGTACAAATTGGTGTTAGATTTGAAGCACCACAGGAACACTTTCAGAAACTAATTGATATTAGTTACGATTTTAAACTATATAGAAAATTTGATGAAGGAGTATCACTACGTTCTTTCTGTACAAACAACAATGCAGCATATGTTGCAGTTGAAGAAACGTATGGGAATCACAGTTACAATGGACATGCTAAAAAAGATGAAGCATTCCGGAATAATATGACCAATTTTGGTATACTAATGGAAATACCAGGTATTGAAGAACCATTTGCTTGGTCTAGAGAATTAGTATCTAAAGTAAATAAAGAAGGTACTGGTTTATATTATAGTCCAACTCGTACACCATCTATAACATCTGAGGGTGAAGATGTAAGTGCTGTATCTATTACAGAAGAACAAATGAGTGAAGTTAGGAGTGTCTTCCACGGATATTATTCGTATATTGATGACTTCATTGATGATATGAAGAAAGTATTTCCAACATTAGGTGACGATTGGGGTGTTTATATTCCTGAAGTTAAATATTTGTCGCCTGAGCCATTGGTTAATTATAAAAATTTATCATTAAATGATTTCCCAAATGTTCACTTTGTAGGTGATGCATTAAGTGCTAGAGGTATTACAGTATCAGGAGCACAAGGAATTTATGTTACAGATTATATATTAGAACAAAATCAGGATTACCCAGATTTCCACGAACATTTTTAAATATTATAAGATTAAACAAAACAAGTTATGGCTAAAGAAAAAGTATATGAGTACAAAACTATTAATTATAAAGGTGCTCATCACCATTTAGTAAGATTTTCAGGAGAAGAACATTGGAAACATCATAGATGGGAAGGTCCAGCAATAGAACCCCATCGTAAAGACAGTGAATTTGTAAAATCATACTTTTTAAATGGTAGTGAATATAATTCTGAAGAATATGCAGAATTGATGAAAGAAAGAGAAGGTTTACCTTGGTATAAAACCGCTATGGGTAGAGCAGGGGAAAATAGAAATTAAAATGAGAGAACATACACTACAAGCACAACCCTATGAAGGTAAACGCTATGAAAAAGCATGGGGTCATGAATTATGGATTATTAATAATGAACTATATTGTGGTAAGTTATTAGTATTTAAAAAAGATAAATCATTTTCAATGCATTTCCATCTATTAAAGGATGAAGCATGGTATATTTCAAAAGGTAGATTTTTGTATAAGTATATTGATACTGAAACATCTGCTGAAAAGGAAATGACAGTTGAAGAAGGTGATTGTATTCACCTAATGCCAGGACAACCCCACCAAATGTTGGCTCTCACAGAGGGAGCTACTATATTTGAAGTATCAACTCAACACTTTGATAGTGATAGTTACAGAGTAATGCCGGGTTCATCACAAGAAGATGATTATAATAATTTACCATTTTAGTTATGATTAAGAAAAAATATAAAAAAGAAAATAGTGAGTTAATAAAATCTATCCAAGATATGGGAAGAGATATTGCTGTACTAGAAATTAAGTTAGTAGGAACATCTAAAATAAAAGATAACCTAATATATGAGTGTGCATACGCTGATAAAGGTGATATTAAAAATGTTCCTATTATAGCTCAAGATGTAACTCAAGCATTAGCTAAATTAGAACAATTTACACATTCCGGCATTCCTGAACCAGTTCTTCAATATATGCTTGGAAGTGAAAGATTCTCTAATTAAATTATAAGTTATGAAGATAGGATTATGTGGTACAATGAGTGTAGGTAAGACTACATTAGTTAATGCACTTAAGGAGCTAGATTATTTTAAAGGTTATAATTTTAGAACAGAACGTTCTAAAGAACTTATGGCTCAAGGTATACCATTAAATACTGACTCAACATTAAAGGGGCAATGTGTATTTTTAGCTGAACGAGCAGGTGAATTAATGCAGGATAATATTATTACAGATCGTACTGTAATTGATGTTATGGCCTTTGCCAATTGTTCAAATTCAATGGATATATATGATAAAGAAGATTTTGAAACATTAGCTTCTCATTTAGTTAGGGAATATGATTATATATTTTACGTATCACCTGTTGGTGTAGAAATTGAAGATAATGGCGTTCGTGAAACTAATGCTACATATAGACAAACAATTGATAATATGATTGTTAAACTATCAACTAAGTATAATCATAGAATTAAAAAGTTATATACATTAGAAGGTAGTACAGAAGATAGAATACACCAAATGGTGAACTATATTGGTCTTTGACATATTTATAACAAAAATCCACCCCAAATGAAAAGAAAAGAATTTAAAGAATACCTTAAAAACGAAATAGTTGAAATTTTATCTGAAGTATCTAAAGAGGATGTTGATGCTCAAAAAGAATATAACACTGAGTTAGAAAAAACACTAGCATTATCTAAAGAAGTGGGTTTAACTGAAGATGAAGATAGTGAACCAACCTCAGCAGATTTAAAGAAAAAAGATTCTGTAGCTACTACTGCTAAAAAATTACAAAAAATAGTTGCCAAAATGAAAGGTTTAGCTAAAGAATTTAAAGAAGCAAAAGGTGATTTAAAAGATCAAATTAAAGATAAATTAAAAGACCTTACAGCTGAAAAGAAAAAACTTGAAAAAAATCTTTAAAAATATCCAAAATCTACTCATTGTAGTATTAGTTATAATAATTCTATTTATGCGAGCATGCTCGGGTAGTGGGAACCAAACTATAGCAACAGACCCAATAACAATTACAAACGTCGAAGTTAAATGGGATACGTTAAAAATTGATAGTATAGTGTATGTTCCCAAGTGGAGAACTAAAATCGAAACCATACATGACACTATACCTACCATAGTAGATACACTATATATTTTAAAAGATTATTATGCAACCCACGCATATGTCGATACATTAAATTTAGATTCAATAGGAAATATAATTATAAATGATACTATAACTCAAAATTTAATTATATCAAGAAAAATTACTCCTAATGTATTAATCCCCACCACTACAATAACTAACACAGTTTATATTAATAATAGAGAATTTTATGGGGGTTTAGGATTACAAGGAAGAACAAACCAACTAAATTATTTAGGGGGGGAATTGTTATATAAAACAAAAAATAAACAAATATACGGTTTTGGGTTAGGTGTTAATCAAGATTTCCAACCTATCATGTCAGGCCGTATATACTGGAAAATAGGAAAATAATGGCTGAGGATTTAAAATATATTATAAGACAAGAATATCTTAAATGTGCTCAAGACCCAGTTCATTTTATGAAAAAGTATTGTTTTATTCAACACCCTCAAAGAGGTAGAATCCAATTTAATTTATACCCATTTCAAGAAAAAGTATTAAAACTCTTCCAGGAAAATCCTTATTCTGTAGTACTAAAATCTAGACAGTTAGGTATATCTACTTTAGGTGCTGGTTATTCTTTATGGTTAATGTTATTCCATAAAGATAAAAATATACTTTGTATTGCAACAAAGCAAGAAACAGCCAAAAATATGGTTACAAAGGTTAAATTTATGTATGAAAATTTACCTTCTTGGTTAAAAGTAGATGCAGATGAAAATAATAAACTAACATTAAGATTAAATAATGGCTCTCAAATTAAAGCAACATCAGCAAGTTCAGATGCTGGTAGATCAGAAGCCGTTTCTTTATTGTTAATTGATGAGGCTGCTTTTATTGATAATATTGGTGAAATATGGGCCTCAGCTCAACAAACATTAGCTACTGGTGGTGGGTGTATTGCGTTAAGTACTCCTTATGGTACTGGTAATTGGTTCCATCAAACTTGGGTTAGAGCAGAAAATTCAGAAAACCAATTTTTACCTATTAAACTTCCATGGTTTGTTCATCCTGAACGAGATCAAGCATGGAGAGATTCTCAAGATCAATTATTAGGTGATCCTAGAATGGCAGCCCAAGAATGTGATTGTGATTTTAGTACATCTGGAGATATAGTATTCTACCCAGAATATATAAGTTTCTACGAACAAACCTACATTAAAGATCCACTTGAAAAAAGAGGAGCAGATAAAAATTTATGGGTTTGGGAACCTGCAGATTACTCTAGAACATATATGGTGATAGCTGATGTAGCTAGAGGTGATGGAAAAGATTACTCAGCATTTCATGTTATAGATGTTGATAATAATGTTCAAGTAGCAGAATATAAAGGTCAAATAGGTACTAAAGAATATGGCCATTTATTAGTAGGTATAGCTACCGAATATAATAACGCTTTACTTGTAATTGAAAACGCAAACATAGGATGGGCAACTATTCAAGTAGCTATTGATAGAAATTATACTAATCTTTACTATTCACCTAAGAGTGGAGACATAACATCAGATTCGTATTTTGACGCCTATAGTGATAAAAGTAGAATGACTCCAGGATTTACAATGTCTTCAAGAACAAGACCAATGGCAATTGGTAAATTTCAAGAATACATTAGTGATAAAGGGGTTACAATACAATCAAAAAGATTGGTAGAAGAAATGAAAGTGTTTGTTTGGAAAAATGGAAGAGCAGAAGCCCAAATTGGCTACAATGATGACTTGGTTATGTCATTCTCTATCGCTATGTTCATGCGTGATACGGCTTTTAAATTTAGACAACAAGGAATAGATTTAACAAAGGCATCATTAAATGCAATGAATAAAACAACAACTGCTTACTCAGGGGTCTATTCTAGAAATAGTGCAGATAACCCCTTCAAGATAGATAACCCGTATGGTGGGAAGGAAGACATTAGTTGGCTTCTTAAGTAATATTTATAACAATAATAAAATATAAAAATGGCTGATAAAAGTGTATTTACAAGGTTAAAAAGATTATTCTCTACGGATGTTATCATTCGTAATGTAGGGGGTAATCAACTAAAAATAATTGATACTAATTCAATACAGCAAGCAGGTGAACTTGAAACAAATTCACTAACTGATAGGTTCTCTAGATTATATACTACAAGCCAATATCCATATAATAATATAGCGTTCAACTATCAGACAATGAGAGTTGAGCTTTATGGTGATTATGAAGCAATGGATACTGATGCAATTATAGCATCAGCTCTTGACATTATAGCTGATGAAAGTACTTTAAAAGATGAAATGGGTGATGTGCTACGTATTAAAAGTAGTGATGAAGATATTCAAAAGGTATTATATAACTTATTTTATGATGTATTAAATATAGAATTTAATTTATGGATGTGGGTTCGCCAAATGTGTAAATATGGTGATTTTTTCCTAAAATTAGAAATAGCAGAAAAGTATGGTGTTTATAATGTAATACCATATACAGCCTACAATATATCAAGACTTGAAGGTACTAATCCTGATAACCCAAGTGAAATTATATTCCAATATGATCCTAACGGTCAGGGTGCTGGTGGTACTTATGGGGGCTATGGTAGTGTTGTTGGTGTAGATAAAGATAGTGGTAATTATATATATTTTGATAATTATGAAATGGCTCATTTCCGCTTATTAGCAGATGCCAATTATTTACCTTATGGTAGATCATATATTGAACCAGCTCGTAAATTATATAAACAATATGCGTTAATGGAAGATGCTATGTTAGTACATAGAATAGTACGTGCTCCTGAAAAACGTATTTACTATATTAATGTTGGAGGTATTCCACCTAATGAAGTAGATGCATTTATGGAAAAAACAGTTTCAAAAATGAAACGTGCCCCTTACATTGATGAACAAACCGGTGATTATAATTTAAAGTATAATATGCAGAATATGATGGAGGATTTCTTCATCCCTGTAAGAGGTAATGATTCAGCTACTAAGATAGATACTACTAAAGGCTTAGATTATGATGGTATTTCAGATGTTGAATATTTAAGAGATAAATTATTTGCAGCACTTAAAGTACCTAAAGCATTTTTAGGATACGATGAAACTACAGAAGGTAAAGCTACACTAGCTGCTGAGGATATTCGTTTTGGTCGCACAATTGACCGTATTCAACGTATTATAGTATCTGAATTATATAAGATAGCAACCGTACATTTATATACTCAAGGATACACTGGAGAACAGTTATCAAATTTTGAATTAAGTTTAACTACCCCATCTATCATATACGACCAAGAACGTATAGCATTGATGAAAGAAAAAGTAGATTTAGCTGCTCAAATGATGGAAACTAAACTACTACCAACAGATTGGATTTATGATAATATCTTTAGGTTTAGTGAAAACGAATATGATGAGTATAGAGATCTTATTAGCGAAGATGCTAAACGTAAATTTAGATTAAACCAAATAGAAGCCGAAGGTAATGACCCAGTTGAAACTGGTAAATCATATGGTACACCTCATGATTTAGCTTCACTATATGGTAAAGGTAGAATGGATTCAGATCCAACAAATGTTCCAGATGGTTATGATCAAGGTACAATTGATCCTAAATTAGGACGTCCTAAAGAAAAGGTATCTGATCGTAATACACAAGATAGTGCTTTTGGTAAAGATAGATTAGGTGCTAAGGGGATGAAACGGGATGTAAACGAACCTAAATCTTCTTATAAGGGTAAATCACCCCTAGCACTAGAAACTTTATTAAGTAAAGTACCTGTTAACAGTAAAAAATTAGTATTTGAAAATGATAATAAAGGAGAGTCGTTACTTGATGAATCCAATATCAAGGAACAATAATCTTTATATATTTATAACAAAACCTACTGAGGGATGAAAATTAAACATTCAAAATATAAAAATACAGGTATTCTTTTTGAATTGCTAGTTAGACAAATTACATCTGATACTCTATCAGGTAAAAACTCCCCGGCAACTGGGATTATGAAAAAATATTTCATAAAATCTGAACTATCTAAAGAATATAAACTTTATGAAATCCTCCTTCAAAAGGTAGGATTAACTGAGGGGAAAGCTGATATTATTGTTAATACAGTTTTAGAGTCTTCTAAAAAGTTAAATAAATCTTATTTAAAAAGAGAAAAATATAACTTAATTAATGAAATAAAAAAGCATTATAATTTAGATGAGTTTTTTAAAACAAAACTCCCACATTATAAAGTTCAGGCTTCATTATATTTGTTAATGGAAATTTACAACAATAGTAAGTTAACAAACCCAACAACAATCATAGACCATAAAGTTACTCTTTTAGAACACCTTACTTCTCAATCTGTAGACAAAAAACAGGTTGAAGATAACCTTATAGAAGAATTTAAGGGTTATGATAAAGATCTTCGTATATTAACATATCGTATAATATTAGAAAAATTTAATGGTAAGTATGATAAATTAAATTCTAATCAAAAAACCGTACTTAAAGAATTTATTGAGTCTGTTGACTCAAACCCAGCACTGAAAGAATTTTATAATTCTAAAATTAAAGAGATAAAATCAATGCTTACTGAACTTAATAAAAATGTGAAAGACAAAACAGTTCAGATTAAAGTTAAAGAAACTATAAGTATAATTGTTGAAGCTAGTAAAAATACTAAAATCAATGATGATCATTTAGTCAATCTGTTACAATATTATTCACTAGTAGAAGAATTAAAAAAGTCTAATGGGTAAATTAAAGTATAAACTTAAAGAAGCCCCCCAACCACCTGCTATAAAGGGTGCAAAAGTTGGAGATGTTAAAGTCTCGGGTGGGATAAAATCAACTATAACTAATATAAACCCAGAAACTGGTAAAATTTCTTGGGATGTTGACTATATCCCAGATGTGGGAGAATTAGTAAAAGATGCTAATGAATTAACTAACACATCAAAATCCGTCGCTGTTAAAGTTGAAGATGATCCTAAATTTAGAGATATTTATAATGATGCTAAATTATTAAGAAATAAAATCCGAACTCACGTTCGCAATAATTACCCTGAAGAATATAGAAAAGCTATGGGTGTTGCTGAAGAAGTAATGGATGAAATTTCAACTTCAGGTGGTGCAGGTGCGTATCAAACCCCATATGCTTTTAGATTAAAAGGATCTAAACCAAATGATAAAGCTTATAAAGAATTAGGATATAAAGAAGTTAAAGAGGGAATTGGTGCTACTTTAGGCCCAGGCCCTAAAGCATCTGAAGATGGAGTTAAAGATAATGCTTATGTTAAACAATTTAAGTATAAATTAGTACCTAAAGATAAAAATGGAAACTACGTTCAGAAAGGTTCTGGATTAGAAGTTAAAAATTTATTTAAAGAAGAAGAAGGACAATCACCTAAAGAATTTCATCAAGAACGTATGTTAGGTTTTGATCGTATAGGAGATTTGTTAGGTCAAATTAACCCATTATTAAACGATGCTAAACGGGAAACCGAAGAGTTTTATAAAGAAACCCCAGAATCATATGATGTAGTATATGGTACAGATTTAGTTGTTGATTACTTAAACGACATATTAGACATTTTAAAAGATAAAGAAGAATGAAAACATTACAAACACAATATAACCTTATTAAAGAAGGAAAAGGACATAAAGATGTCTTTTTAAAAGAAGCAAAATCAATGTTTCCTAGTGAAATTAGGCACGTTGCTAACTTCGAAGAGGCATCTACTGCTTTAAAAAGTAAAGGCGTAATTTCAGAACATTATGTAGATTTAAAACCTATCAATAAAATGGAACCAACTCCAAAACAAGGCTTTGAAACTTCATTTGCATCATTTATAGCTGAAGAAGCAAAAGCAGTTGAAAAAAAAGTATCTAAAGAGGTAGAAGAAGATGCATCTCATGCTTATAATACTGAAGATAAAGATGTTCAAGATAATTTAATTTTTGACCAATTCCAGAATGGTGTATATTTTGAAGCTAAACAAGCACCTGAAAAAGATTTGGAAGATATTAAAGATATTGTAAGAAAAAATTTAGCTAAAGACCCAATCTATTATACTAAAAATGGTATGTTTGGGGTTGAAGCAGGGTATACTGAAGATGCAGTAGCATTAGTACCTAAAGAAATAAAACAAAACGCAAACAGCGGGTATGGTGAACCTACAAAAAAAGATTTTCCTAAGGGAGAAGTAGGAACCGGATATTTAGAATTAAAAGAAAATAAAATGATTTCATTACTAGATCTTATAAACGAAAACGAAGAAGACAAAGCTCCTAAAAAAGCTAGAAAAGCTAAAAAGCCAACATTAGATTCAAAACTAGCAGAAATAGAAAAAGCAGGTAAAATTGTTACTATGGAAGCCCAAATGGATAGTGTTGATGAAGCTATTGAAGCTAAAAATGAAAGATTATCTATGGTATCAGAAGATGAAAATTTATCTGAATTAGTAGATAAGAAGAAAATGAAAGAAATGCAAAAAGAAATCAAGCTTTTAGAAAAGAAAAGAGCAACGATGGAAAAAATGTATGAGAAGATGTGTGGGAAGTCATATACTAAAAAAGAAATGGTAGATGAAATGGATAGTGCATCATTTGACCGTCAGAATGGTACAAGTATGGATGCTGATCCTAAAACAGTAGGTCAATCAATTCCAAACTCAAACTTTTAATAATATGTTACTAGTAGAAACTCAACTCTTCAAACCTAAAGGTTTCGTACTTTCAGAAGGTAAAGTTTCTGATCGTGGTCTCCCTATAGTTGAAGGTATTTTAGCAACAGCTGAAATAAAAAATGGTAACGGGCGTTACTATTCTAGAGATTTATGGGACAGAGAAATTACTAAATATCAAGAATTAGTTAAAGAACATAGAGCAATGGGTGAATTAGACCACCCAGAGTCTTCCGTTATTAACTTGCAAAATGTTTCTCATAATATATCTGATATGTGGTGGGATGGAGACCATGTAATGGGTAAGATAGAAATACTACCAACCCCATGTGGAAATATTCTAAAAGCATTAGTTGAAAGTGGTATTACCGTTGGTGTTTCATCACGAGGTATGGGTTCATTAGAAGATAGAGATGGAATACTAGAAGTTCAAGATGATTTTGAATTGTTATGTTGGGATTTTGTTTCAACACCATCAAACCCAGATTCATATATGCATTTAATTAAAGAAGGTTTAGATTTTTCATCACAAAATAAATACACTAAAGTAAATTCTATTATATCAGAAATACTTTGCTCTAACGGGCAGTGTCCAATTATATAACCCTCCCCCCCTTAGGATAGTATCCTAAGACCTAAGCCCGCGAAAGCGGGCTTTTCTTTTCTATTGCGACTTTTAGATATTTTCATATATGTATTATTATACGTGAACAATATACCATCTCATATGGTATTCACTTAAATTAATCTAAATTACGATTCCTAATAATCGTACTCCACAAACAAAAAATTTTGAGGTAATGAAAAACAGAGAAATGCTAAAAGAAGCAATCGCTGACGCTAAAGCTGTAAAAGAAATGGCAATAGCAAATGCAAAAGCTGCTCTGGAAGAAGCATTCAACCCACAACTAAGATCAATGTTAGCTGATAAGCTAATGGAGATGGAAGATATGGATGAAGGTGCTGAAACCGAAGTAGAAGAGGGTTACGGAAAAGAAGAAGTTGAAGAACTTTCAAATCCTGTAATGCGTCGAGGTCTTAAAGGCGACGACGAACCAGAACGTGAAACTGAATACATGCGTAGCATGGAAGAAGGTGACAAAGAAGGTATGGATGAAGAAATGGACTTAGATGAAATCTTAGCCGAAATCGAAAAAGAGTTAGATGAAAATGCTCGTACAGATGCTGAAGAAGAAGGCTACAAGGACGGTATGAAGGACGAAAAAGAGGACTTGAAAGAGGACGAACGTACTGATGCTGAAGAAGAAGGCTACGAAGACGGCATGGAAGATGAGAAAGAGGACGAAGAAGACAAAGACGAAGATGAAGAAATTGATCTTGAAGATATGTCAGAAGACGACCTTAAATCTTTTATCGAAGACGTAATCGCTGATATGGTTAGCGCTGGTGAATTAGAAGCTGGTGAAGAAGTAGAAGATGATAACGAAGAAGTAGATGTTGATGTAGAAATTGAAGATGATGAAGAAGTAATGGCAGAAGATGCACGTACTGACGCTGAAGAAGAAGGCTACAAAGACGGAATGAAGGATGAGAAAGAAGACATGGAAATGAAAGAAATGAAGGATCAAGTTGAATCTTTGAAAAAAGAATTAAACGAAATCAATTTATTGAATTCTAAACTTCTTTATGTTAACAAACTCTTCCGTTCTAAAAACTTAACTGAAAGCCAAAAATCAAAAGTACTTAGTGCATTTGACAAAGCTCAAACAGTTAAAGAAGCAAAACTAGTATTCGAAACAATTTCTGAGAACTTAGCAACTGCTACGAAATCAGTAGTTAAAGAAAATCTAGGGAGAGCTTCAAAACCAGCTGGAGTAGCTAGAAAGCAACCTATTATGGAAGTTGATACCCAGGTTTCTAGATGGCAAAAATTAGCTGGAATTAAATAATTAATTTTAAATTTTAAACAAAAAAACAAAAACAATGTCACAATTAAACACATTATTAGAATCGGCTGCTGGTTCTTGGAAGAACATGCAGTCAGACGCCGCAAGGCTTGCTGGTAAGTGGAATAGAACAGGTTTGTTAGAAGGTCTTGATACTGAGATCAACAAAAACAACATGAGTCTTATTCTTGAAAACCAAGCAAAACAATTAGTAACTGAAGCTTCACTTTCGGGTGGAGGGGTAGCTGGTGGTACTTTTACCGCTGGAACTGGAGAACAATGGGCTGGAGTAGCTCTTCCAATGGTACGTAAAGTATTTGGACAAATCGCTGCTCAAGAATTTGTATCAGTTCAACCTATGAACTTACCTTCTGGTCTAGTTTTCTTCCTTGATTTCCAATATGGAACTGAAAAAACACCTTTCACTGCTGGTGGAGATGTTTATGGTTCAGGTTCAATGTATGGTCTAACTGAAGGAGATGCTCCATCAGAAGGTCTTTATGGTGCTGGTAGATTTGGATATTCTATCAATAACACAGCTTCTCAAGCCGGTACAGCTACTTCAGCTTCAACTACTTGGGCTACGTTTAACTATGATTCAGCATTTTCTGCTTCAGCTATTGATGGTACTACTTATGATGCCGTAACTGTTGCTGCTGCTGCATTGCCAAACGCTGATTTCAAAGGTGTCCGTGCGTTTATCGTATCTTCATCTTTAGGTACTAACGAAGGTATTTTGCAAACATTTACTAGCGTAGATGCTTCTAACAACGTAACTTTCGCACTACCTGCTGGAAACTGGGCTGCTGCTGCTGCTGCTGATATGTTGATTACTTATCAATTACAACCTTTGGATAACGAAAGAGGTGATTTTGAAGATAGAAACGACGTATTAAACGGTAACAACTCTCCGATTTCTATTCCTGAAATCAACGTTAAGTTGAAATCTGAAGCAATCGTTGCTAAAACTAGAAAATTGAAAGCTGTTTGGACTCCTGAGTTTGCTCAAGATTTAAATGCTTACCAATCTCTAGATGCTGAAGCTGAATTAACTTCAATTATGAGTGAATATATCGCAATGGAAATCGATTTAGAAATCCTTGATATGTTAATCCAATCTGTACCAGCTAATAACAGCGAAGTATGGTCGGCTAAAAACAACGAATCAATTTCAGGTGCTACAACTTCTGATTTAGGTTTCTACAACTCACAAGGTCAGTGGTTCCAAACATTAGGAACTAAAATGCAGAAAGTATCTAACAAAATTCACCAATTAACTCTTAGAGGTGGTGCTAATTTCTTAGTATGTTCTCCAACAGTTGCTACTGTATTAGAATCAATCCCAGGATTCGCTTCTAACTCAGATGGTGATGCTGCTAAAGCAAAATATGCGTTTGGTGTACAAAAAGTAGGTGCTATTAATAGCCGTTACGATGTATACAAAAACCCATACATGACTGAGAATACAATCCTTATGGGTTATAGAGGTTCTCAATTCTTGGAAACTGGTGCTGTATTTGCTCCATACATTCCATTAATTATGACCCCTCTAGTGTACGATCCAGATACATTTACTCCACGTAAAGGTCTCTTAACTCGTTACGCTAAGAAAATGATCAGACCAGAATTTTATGGTAAGATTGATGTTGCTGGTTTAAACAGCCTATAATCAATTAAACTAAAAATTTAGTTTAGAAATTAAGCCTCGCGAAAGCGAGGCTTTTTTTTTGCTATTATATCATTACCCTAACCCTTTTTCATATTTATCATTAAACATTACAATGTAGTTATATATGGGGAGATATAATATATTATTATTAATTATAAACGGGTTAGAGTTATGTATTAACGTTTACATGCCACGTTTCTATACCTCTGACATACTCCCACATTACCTTTATACACCCATTAATTCTACATTGAACTTTTTATTTATTAATAAAACCAAAAAAAACAATGGCATCAAAGTTACACACAGACGAAGTATTTAAAGAAAAAAGAGTATTGAAAAACCCAATTAAATTTAAACTCCAATTAAACGAAGAACAAAAATTAGCAAAAGAACAAATATTAAGTAATACATTAACTATATTAGCAGGCTCTGCGGGTTCAGGTAAAACATTGCTAGCGTGTCAAGTAGCATTAGATGGTTTATTTAGAAAACAATATGAAAAAGTTATTATAACACGTCCTACAGTATCTAAAGAAGATATTGGATTCCTTCCAGGTGATTTAAGAGAAAAGATGGATCCATGGGTTCAACCTATTTACCAAAATATGTTTCTTTTATACGATAAAGTAAAAGTAGAAAAATTTATTGAAGAAGGTAAAATAGAAATTGTACCTGTATCTTTTATGAGGGGTAGAACATTTGTTGATAGTATGGTTATTGTAGATGAAGCACAAAATGTAACACACGAACAAATGCAAATGATTACTACACGTATTGGTTTACGTAGTAAAATGGTAATTTGTGGTGATGATCATCAAGTCGATTTAAAATCAAAACGCGATTCTGGATTTAGATTTTTATATGCTGCTGCTCGTAAGGTAAAAAATATGATTGGCATTACATTAAAACAAAACCATAGAGATTCAATTGTTGAAGAATTAATTGAAATATATGATGATGCTGCTGAACGAGGCCTTATATTAGGGTCTTCAGGTAGCAGCGGTAAATCTAAAAAATAGCAATTAAAACAACCTTTTTAATATTTATAACCAAAAAGACATGGCATCTACACTAACACCAAGTACATTTCAAGTAAAAATAAAGGAAGAACACGTTATTAAAAACGTAAGAACTATCAATGAAACTTTTTATCGAATAGGTAATGTAACTAACGTGGATAGAAGAATAGTAACTTGCCCCGAAACAACCTCAATTAATCTTGTAGATTTTAATGGGCTAAATCCAGGAGCTGGTACTTTTCCTTCAAGTAGCGTTAGATATGCTAGAATTACTAACTTAGATAACTCACAATCATTAGCAGTTACATTTGAAAACTCTGATGGGATTTATTGGACTCAAGATTTAACCCCAACTTCCTCACTTATGTGGGCTAGTTCGGCAGTTACAGGTAGTCAATTTGATGGGGGTTTTTCAGGCTCAGCTTTAACATCTGTTGATGTTTTTGCTATTAGTGCTAGTATAGATGTAGAATATGTTCTTGTAAACGCTTAATAAAAAACCATGAATATACCAATTTGGCCCGGATCTAGTTCCTTTTCCCCAGGAGAAACTCCTTTTGGATTTTATGATAATGATTTAGAATTTGATAAAGATGCAGATAAAGTAGCAAAGTTTTGCGCTCAACGTTTAGGATATCCTATTGTAGATGTTGAATTGCAAGACATCCAATTTTATACAGCTTTTGAAGAAGCAGTTACTGTATATGGTAATGAAATTTATGCCTATAAAGTAAGAGAAAATTATTTATCATTAGAAGGAGCAGAAGATACTGTAGATATTAATGAATCTTTAATAACCCCAACATTAGCTCGTATAATAGCTATATCTGAACAATACGGTGTAGAAGCCGGTTCAGGTGGTAATGTAGATTGGTATGATGGTATGGTTGATTTAGTAGATGGTCAACAAGAATATGATTTAAATACTTGGGCAGATCAAAATATTCCTAATTATAAAAAAGGTGATCTTCAAATTATGAGGGTATTTTTTGAATCAACACCCGCTATTGTAAGATATTATGACCCCTTTGCAGGTGGGGGAGCAGCAGGTGGAGATATATCTTCAGGACTAGATTCATTTGGTTTTGGTGCTTATTCTGCAGCAGGTCTTGATTTTGTATTAATGCCTGTTAACTATACAATAGCAACAGTTCAAGCTATTGAGTTTAATGATACAGTTAGAAGATCTAATTTTTCATTTGAAGTACATAACAATAAACTTAGATTATTTCCAATCCCACGGAATATAGGTGCTGGTACATATAAATCAAAATTAAAAATTCAATATCTTTTAAAATCTGAAGAAGCATCAGCTGCATTTTCTGATGGTAAGGGTAAAATAAAAGTCATTAGTGATGTTCCTTATGTAAATCCAATATACTCAAATATTAATTCTGTAGGTAGAAGTTGGATATTTGAATATACTTTAGCCTTATGTAAAGAAATGTTAGGTTATGTTCGTGGGAAATATCAAACAGTACCAATCCCAGGTGCAGACGTAACATTAAATCAAAGCGATTTGATCACAGCTGCAACTTCAGAAAAAGAAAGATTAATTGATAGATTAAGAGCTTATCTTGATGAAACTTCAAGAGAAAAATTATTAGAAAGAAGGACTCAAGAATCTGATTTTTTAGAAAAAGAATTAGGTAGAGTACCCTTTACAATTTATATAGGGTAATATGGCATTATTTGGAGCTGCAAGAGATATAAGTTTATTGAGAACAATAAACCGTGAATTAATGGGAAATGTTATTTCCCAACAGGCAGCTTTCTATAAATTTGAATTAGAAGAAACTAAGGTAAACATTTATGGTGAAGCTTCGGGTGCTAAATTTTATATGGGTCCAGTTTTGTTAAATTGTTTAATCGAAAGAACAGACCAAACGAACCCAGACACAGATTATGGGGTAGATTTTGAATGGAATATTCAATTTAGATTTTTAAGAGATGATTTATTAGGAAAAGCAAAAGATTTTAATGTTGATACAGCACTATATGGAGCTGATTTGGTACCCCAAGCAGGAGATATTATATTATATAACAAATCATATTTTGAAGTAGATGATACAAATGCTAATAAATACTTTGTAGGTAAAAATCCCGACTATCCTAATAATCCAAACCCATTTGAAGAAGGTTTAGATCAATTTGGGTGGGATCAGCAAATCATCTGTAATACTCACTATGTTCCATCTGATAAAGTAGGAATAACATTACAAAGACTATAATGGCCCAAAATCAAAAAAAACCAACCCCACAGTCCCAAAAGGAAATATCAAATAGCTTAGTAAAGCCTTACGATAAACAAGTAGGTAATCCTAATTTATCTACTATACCTAATAGAGGAGAACAAATTTCTTGGAGAGGTGATAATACAAAACCTTTTACAGTTGGTATAAAAGATATTGATGAAGCTATCTTATACTACTTCCAAAATGTAATAAAACCTTCCGTAGATCAAAATGGTGAACGCATTGAAGTTCCAATTATATATGGTTCACCGGAAAGGTGGAAGTCGTTTCAAAAAGACGGTAAATACCGCGATAAGAACGGTAAAATAATGTTCCCTATGATCATGTTTAAACGTGATAGTATTCAAAAAGTAAGAAGCATAGGAAATAAAATAGATGCTAATAACCCTAATAATTTTGGGATATTCCAAAAAGGATATTCAGACCAAAATGCATATGATAATTTTACGGTGTTAAATAATAGAATTCCTACAAAAGAATTTGTTGCTGTAGTTTATCCTGATTATGTAAATGTTACATATAGCTGTGCTATATCAACCTACTATGTAGATCAAATGAATAAAATAATAGAAGCTATCAATTATGCTTCAGATTCATATTGGGGTGATCCTGAACGTTTTAAGTTTAGAGCAATGATTGATGATTTTACTAATGTTATAGAAACTCAAAAAGGAGCAGAAAGATCAGTAAAAACAACATTTAACATAAAATTAAATGGATATATAATCCCAGATGTAGTACAAAAATCCATGAATGCCTTTAATAAATTTAATGAAAAATCAAAAATTATATTTTCCATGGAAGTGGTTGAAAATGAAGAATTTTTTGAAAGTAGTATTGTTAGTGGTGAAAGGATAGTAACACAAGATATAGGTAGTCAAGAAGCAGAAAAAAGAACCAAATTTACTGAAGGAGGAGTATTAGATACATATACAGGTGAAGGAGGAGTATTAGATACATATACAGATGAAGAAGGAGTATTAGATACATATACAGGTGCTTCTGCTGGTTATTCTCTGAGAAATTTAAAATCTACAACAACTAATGTTGTAAAAATCCGTAGAAGTAGCGATAATGCCGAGCAAGATTTTACAGCTGCTGAAATT